GACACAAGCGAAGCTCATCATAAACTTGAGATTCCAGAAGCGGTTTATAGTGTCATTACAGGTTCAACTGACAAAGAGTCAGTTTAATTTTTTAACATCTAAAAAAAAGTATGTCGCATTCGTAGCTGGCCTTGGGTCGGGAAAATCTTTTGTTGGTAGCCATTGGGCTAAGAACAAGATTGCTACAGAGAGATATGCTCCTGGCCTTATTTGTGCGAACACTTATTCCCAGTTAAGGGACGCGACTTTAGTCACCTTCTTTAGTGTGTTAGACCAATTCAATATTCCATATTTGTATAACACTCATCGTGGGATAATCACTGTTGCCGATCGTACGATTTATGCAAAGAGTTTAGATAATTTTAATTCCCTCCGAGGTATCGAGGTTGGTTGGGCATGGGTGGATGAGCTCAGGGATGCTAAAAAAGAGGCATGGGATGTTTTGATAGGCCGCGTTAGACATAAGAACGCTGTGAATCGACAGATTAGGGCGACCACTACCCCGAATGGTTTTGATTGGATCTATGAGTTGTTCGGTAAGGAATTAAAACCTGGTTATGAGATGGTGACAGCAACCACTTTAGATAATCCATTTTTACCGAAGGATTATGTTGAGAGTTTAAAAGATTCCTATGATGAGTTGATTTATAAACAAGAAGTCTTGGGTCAATTTGTGAATAGTGGTTATGGTCAGGTTTATTATGCCTTCAAAAGAGATCAGCATATAAAACCAATAGTTAAAAACAATGGATATCCTGTTTATATCGGGATGGATTTCAACATCAATCCTATGACGGCCGTAGCCTTACAAGTCTACAATAACGAAGTTTATGTATTGAAGGAATACTACATAATGTCTTCAAACACTGATGAGATGGCGATAGCTATCAAGAATGATTTTGGAAATTGTCAGGTGATCCCCGATTCAACGGGGAAAGCACTTAAGACTTCCAGCAGAGGTTTATCTGACCATGAGATTTTAAGACAACATGGTCATATTGTTATGCCTACAAGAAATCCAGCTCGGATGGACAGGTATAATTCGGTTAATAATTTATTTGATAAAGGTCGAGTTTTTATAAATCCAAGTTGTGTTAAGTTGATAAGAGATTTAGAGCAGGTATCTTTTAAGGAAGGTTCAAATGAACCGGATACGACAAAAGATAAAACTTTGACACATATCAGTGATGCCTTAGGATATGGTGTGTGGTTTCATTTTCCTATTATTAAGCCTTCGGGTGGAATATATCAGTTCGATAGGTAAGGGGATAAGATGGCGAATATTGATTTACTGGATATAGCAAACCGTAAACTTGTGATCGATGAGATTGTTGGTAACGAAAATATCACTCGTAAGAGAAATGAACAGCGTAAGTTTGATGTGTACCGTGAGAGACAAGATCGGTATGTGATTGAGAAATTAGAATCTGAATTATCACCTAAGACAGTTGAGAGAATGAGAAAGATTTTATCGATTAATGTTTGTAAAAGAATCATTGATCAAAAAGCGTCAATCTATCGTCACGCACCTGAGAGATTTTTTGTTAACGCTAGTGAAAAAGAAAAAGAGCAATTAGAGAATCTATATCGATTAGGTGATGTGAATTCTCAGATGCGTTTATCGAACGCTTATTTTGAATTATCTAAGCAAAACATTTTATATGTAGTTCCTAAGAATGGTCGCATTATAGCAAGACCAATTCCATTGCACATGATCGATGTGATTCCAGATGTGGATGATCCAGAGAAGGCTTATGCGTACATATTAAATGTGTGGGACTTAGATTTTAGATCAAGTTATCAGGGTTATGGTGATAATCAGGAGAGAAATAATTATTACGCGAATGATAAATCGAATCAGACAATTGCGGATGATTCGGATAGATCAGGTCAGCAGGGTAAATTCATTATCTGGACTAAGGACTATCAGGTAACTTGCAATGAGCGTGGCGAATTGTTGAGTGATGTGATTGAAAATCCGATTGGTGAATTACCTTTTGTTGATATTGCGATTGAGAAGGACTTTCAGTTCTTTGTTCGTCGTGGTGCAGGGGTGGTTGATTTTACGATTGAGTTGTTAGCGGATCTTAGTGATCTAGCTACGATTTCAAAACTTCAAGGATATTCACAGGCAGTTGTTTATTCGACTGAGGAGCCTAAGGATTTAATCATTGGTGCACAGAAGGTGTTGTGGTTTAAGAAAGATCCAACAGGTCAGGGTAGTGACCCTAAGTTTGAATTCTCATCACCATCACCTGATTTGGGTGGATCGTTAGAGATTATAAACACTCGTTTAAAAATGTTTTTATCATCAGAAGGTTTAGATCCATCTACAGTTTCAGGTCGTGATCCTGCGAGACAATTTAATTCAGGTATTGATCATTTGCTTGCTAATTTAGATAAGTTTGAAGCAAGTCAGCAGACGATGGATCTTTATAGAACTGTTGAAGAAAATGTTTTTAGCCTAATGGTTAAGTGGTCTAACTTCATGCAGCCATTTAATGATGAGAAGGCTCTTGATCCAAGGATTCGTCTTGGTCAAATATCGGACAAAGTTTATTTGGATGTTAAATATCACACACCGATGTCAGTTCAAACGAAGCAAGAGATTGTGGATGAGCAGATTAAGTTAATTGAAATGGGTTTAACCACTAAGGTTAAAGCATTGATGAAGATTTATGGTGTTAGTGAAGATGAAGCCGAGAGTATTTTGGGGGAAATAAATGAAGAAACCGAAAGTCTCGTTATCGGAAGTCAGCCAGACAATAGACCTGAGTGAGTTTCTTGACGCTACTTATACAGAGGCTGAGAAATTAGAAATAGGTCAGGCGCTTATTGATCGAATGGTTGAGAGAGTGTCTGAGGGTAAGGGTTTAAGGTTTGATTCAAGGTCTAATGCTGAAGAAATAAAATTAAAATCACCTTACTCAAAAACATATGCTGAGAGTTTAGATTTTAAAGCTGCTGGTAAGAGTAAAAACAAAGTAAATATGGCATTAACTGGTGATATGTTGGCAGATATCACGGTTGAGAATTTACCTGGAGCTAAGATTAAGCTTACATTTAACGATGAGACCGAAACTGCTAAGGCATATAATCACATGGTTGGCGACACGGTTCCACAGAGACCATTTTTTGGTGTGACTAAGGATGATGTAGAGGATGCGATTTCAAATATTTCTCCAGCTACAGAGGGTCCAAGGACAATAAGGTTACTTGATTTGTTATCAGCATTGGATTCCGATGGCGATTCTTAAAACTAAAGTCAGGTTTGATAAAGCAAGAATTGAATCCGTTTTAAAAAAACGGATTAATGATGCTATTCAAGATCCGGCGTTACTTGATGAGTTAGGTAAAGTAACGGTTGAAAGAATTAGGTTTGAAGCTCGTAGAGAAAAACCTTTAAATGAAAATAGAAAATTTAGGCCTTTAAGTGAAGGATGGATAAAAGTTAGAAAATATTTAGCAAAATATAATAATACTCCACCATTTTTTGCATTAAAGAGAGCGAATGTTACAATTACTGGACAATTACTAAACAGCTTAACCTTTAAAATTATTCAATCAAGAGCCGCAATAAACATATTTTTCACTGGTGATAGAAAGCCGTATCTTGGAAAAAACGGACCTATTCCATTATCACCAAACGGCAAGACCAATGAACAGGTAGCATCAAACCTTTTTGATATTGGATTTGTTATATTTGACAAAACAGGTCTAGGTGACGAGACTTTCCAGAGACGGCTAACAAACATCGTAAGGAAGTTTATAAGAAAAAACTTGCGGTGAATTAAAAAGGGGATAAAATGTCAACTGAAGATCCAAGCGTCGGTGACGCATCAGCTCAGGTCGGTGACCAAGCTGCTCAAACGGATGCAACCTCACAATCACAGAGTGATAGTGAAGCGTTAGCAAGAAAAAAAGATCAATTGTTATCTGAAGTTAAGAAGCTAAAGAAGTCTTTAGCTGAACAAGCTTCTGCCTTAGAGCAGGCTAATAACGAAAAGTTAGCGGCTGAAGGTAAAAAGGATGAGTTGATTGCGCAGTATAAAAAGCAAATTGATGAAGCATCGAAACGTAATAAAGAGATTCATGCTAAATTTGCTTTTGGTAATGTGAAACAGCAGTTATCAAGTGTAGCGTCCCAGTATGGATGTGTGGATGTGGATGCTTTGATTGCGCTTGCTGATTTGAGTGGTGTCGATGTTGATGATCAGTCTTATAAGGCTGATGAGAGTTTGATAAAGGGTATTGTTGAAGAAATGAAGGTTAAAAAACCTTATTTGTTTAACAAGAAGACACCGAATTTTGATACGAGTTTACCGACTGGAAAAGTTGGT